ATTTATTGATTCTCCAACCCCAAACAGATCACTGCCATCCGCAACCTTCGATGAAAGCCTTGAAGAGTATTGGTCAACGGCGAATAGATTTGTTACAGAAAAGTCCACTAATAGTTCAGAGCCAAGGTCAACTTCTTTTCCGTTTTTATCCTTCACTAGAATGCCGCTGTTCAGGCTGAGTGGAACATCCTTGTTAAAAAGTTCACTCAATGTTCTGATAAGGGGCAAATGTAGATTTTCGTCTTCTGCAAACTCAAGGTAGGAAACGCGATCAATCTGATTTATGCCATCATTATTGGGATTGTTGAGCGTATTATCCTTCCAGTGAATTTTTGGCAATACGTAGTTTTCTATTTCTTTTTTTACGTTTAATGCGTTAATTAATCTTTCGCCAATTAATTTTCTTTGCTCTACTTCTTCTTCGTATTGTTTTCCTGAAGAAAAAACACCAAAATCTCCATTGCTAGAAAAATCTTTTTTATTATCTTTTTTGTTTTTCTTCAAACTGTACGATGCGTGAAAGTTGCCTATTCGGCCAAGCGGGCCAAAATAATCATCAAGTAAATTTGATTCTTGATTTTTAGGTTTCTTTTCTCTTCCGCTGGAAAACGCGCCAACAAGTTCTCTGTCGTTGCTTAATCTGCGCTCGTACCCAATTGTTACGTTTTTCTCCTGAAACAAACTAGTTGCCTGTTTAAAATCAAGAAGGTCTTCCGCGCTTGAATCTGTTTCAAACACAGAATTGTCATCTACTCTTCTTTCTTCTATTAGGGGAGATATTCGCTTTCTCTCTTCTTCGCTAAACCAATTTTTTGTTTGGTCGTCAAGTCCATCTTTAATTACGCGGAGAAAATCTTGTTTTGCTTTTTCTCCAGCCCACGTAAATCCATTTTTTGGCCAGTGCGTTGCCCCAATTCGATTTCCCTCTTTGTCGGACAGCCCGCCCGTATATATTCTTTTTGCGCCAATCGCATTATATATTTTTTCATTATTTGCATTAAATAAGCTACCTATACCAAGACCCTGTGATGGCTCATTTAGAAAGAAGGTATCGTGGGAAATTGTGATATCAGAGTTTTTTTCTCCAGTGTCGAACATTATTGTCCTGGAAGATGAACCAAACTGGATTCGGTCAAGTTCCGGAGTTCCTTCCGGGAGTGCATAAGCGTTTTCGAGCATTTCTTCTGGCACTCCGGCTTTCGCCAACCGATCCATTGCGTCTTCTGACGGAGCCAGCCTCATGCGAAGCTTTATATTCATGAATGTTTGTTTTTCGGAATCTTCATCAAAAATTGCTGTATATAGCTGTTCTTCTGCTTGCCCATTAATATCATTTAAATTTATGTCCGCTAGCTCAACATCCCAACCCTTATATTTATTACCTGGCCGGATAGCAATGCGAACTGTTTTTCCTAAATTTATTTTCTCACCGTTTTTGGCGGTAACTACAATGTCTTCTTCTAGTTCTATTTCGCTATTGAAAATTTCAGCGAGTAAATCATGTATTCTTTTTTTTGCTTCTGATCGCTCTGGTGAGTCAGCCAGTTCTTTTACGTCTTCGTCAAAAATGTCTTTGATTGTTGTGAATTCATCTCGCTGAACAAGTAAGTCGCTTCTTAGAAGTTCTTTCAGTTCTTCTATTTTCTGCAATTTTTCTTGCGTTAATTCGGGACGGGAATCAACAAGTTCTTGATATTTTGCTCCAGAAGAAAAAGAAGGGGATCTATCTGGAGATTCTGCTCCAGAAGAAAGCGCATCCATGATCATGCCTTGGCCGGGAAAGGAACGCCGGTCAGAAGGGGATTCTTTTTCTAAATCATCTAGCCATTCTTTCCATACGCCTCCCTCGATAGAAACAGGGCCCTGTTGGAAAACATCTCTTCCCGTCATGGCGGACATAAATCGAGCACCCAGCTCCGTGTAGTCGTCAGACCTCATCTCGACGCCACCATTGTATTTCTTCGCTTCGTTATATAGTAATGCCGCTATGCCTTTTCGGCGGCTATCTGGACGAACGTATACTTTCTCAATGTAATTCCCAACAAAAGACAAGGCTCCAGTTACTTTTCCGGTTTCTTCATCGGTTACCCATACCGTCCCTGAATCTTCGAGCCATCCCTTTTTAAAGTTTATTGAGGTTTCTTTACCAGAAGAAAGTTTGGAGACTTCTGTGCCCTGTTTTGGTTTTTTGCCTTCAGATGCAGTGCCAACGTATATTGGCTTTGTTGTTCCCTCATCAGCCCAGCCGTCTCCGTCTACGTCCCTTCTTGACCCGGTAGGGGTTCTTGTGCCTGGCTTGCCGCCAGTAGGCAGGTCTACGTTCGATCCTCCCCTGCGGCGCCTGCCTAGCGTTGGGCGGTCAGCCAACCTTCTTGAAGCGTAGGAAGCGAGACGTCGACCTAGAGCCTTTTCTTCCAGGTCTGGGTCCCGTCCTTTGCGTGAGTCGCTAAAGGGAATAATAAATTCATTTTCTTCATTTGACATTTAGAGCAATAATACCATTGCCCCGTGCATCTAAACGGGCAAACTACAGCCTTTGTCCACACTTAGTGCAAATGGTGGCCCATGGATAGAATTTGGTCATATTATGTGGGTGATCGCAGTCCAAAACACGTTTTGCTTCAGAATTTAGCGCCTCTTTAATCCAAGCGGAAAGGCTTGATTGACCCTTTGTGGCCGCCTCTTTCCACCTACTGCGCTCGGCATCCGTAACTCTGATTAGTACCTGCTTATCGGATGGCGCCCCATCATCGTCGGCGGACCCTTTTGCTATTGTTGGTTTAAGATTTTCGGCCACTTTATTCATTGCTGCGGCAATATTGTTCTTGTTATCTTTATTCATTATCGTCATCCGCGCTCTCTGTATCTTCTACTATTTCTGCATCGATTATGCTCGAATCGGAATCACCCATCAAGGATTTTACGGTTTCTGCTGGCAATACTCCAGATATGGCCATTAATTCCAAAAGTTTCCTAGCCTCGGACTCTGGGTCAAATCCCGTAGCTGGTTTTATTACTCCAGGCTGTCCGGCTATTGTCGCCCTGATCTGCTGATTGTTTGTGTCTACTTGGACATTCACATTTGTTTGTTCCATCCCCATCAGCTTACTTCTTCTGTCCATTATTGAAAGCACTTGCTGTATTGCCTTCATGTCTGGCTCAACCTGCATCTCTGTTCCATCATCTGCAACTACTCTTCTGTGTTGAGTCATGGGCCATATTGCCTGCTGGAGATTGTCTAGTCTTTCTAGCTCAAGTCGCAAAACTTCAGGATAGGCAAGAACTGCTTCTCTGTTCATTTTTTGCAGTTGACGGTCGATTGACCTAGATACGCTTGCAGCAGACATCCCAAACCTACGAGCAATTTCGGTCACCGAGGTTCCAGCCTGACGCATTTTAAATATGCGTAAATCACGCTCGGTTAAAAATTCCTTGGTAGTTATAGGTTTAGCTTTATCGTCGCTCATCGCTCATCGCTCAACTTTGCCCATTCAGTAACCTCGAAGGGGAACATTCCCCCACGCTTCATTTTAGTTGGCCAATTACGCTCGTCACGAGCACCTCTGAAGTGTTTTATATCGTACCCATACTGCCCTACGACCATAGGGTCAGGCTGGAGAGATATGCCGAATTCTGGCCATCTTGACCAAACGGCAGATCCGAAAGGTCTGAGGTCACGTGAGCTGCCAGTTGCGCCCAATGGAGCGTGATGCTCCAGCCATAGGGCACAGCCGTAAACTACACGGATCTGATCTAGGTATTTAGCTATTTCTACGGCGACTGATTCAGAGGTCCTTGATCCTGGGTCGACGAAAGCCTTGTACAGCGGACCAATCAGTAGGAGTTCTGGCTGTATTTCCTCAAGGGCATTCTCCAGCAGTGCTCGGTCTGCATTTTTAAGTAGATCCATGCCTGACGGTTTTGTATACAAATAAGCATCTAGCCTCTTGCTGCCCGATCTGGTCATGGCGACGTTTGCTATTTTTCTGCTGGTTCGCCGGATGATCGTGTCTGGGTTTTCAAGGTCTATAGTTAATGTTCTCACTGGACGCATTGGCTGATAGGAAAATGGGTGGATTCCCGATGAAGAGAGGATTGCCACCTGTCTTGCCAGCATCGTTTTACCTACGCCTTCCGCAGCAACGACAATTACACGTTCGCTTTTTTCTATTATGTTTGGAATCACCCACTCGTAGGTGTCTTTATCAGATTCGGCCAGCAGGTCATTCCACTGAACTAGTCGACCAGCGTCAAGAACGCTTCCTGAACCGGAAGATGAAATAATCAAACTAGATTTTGCTAGCTTAATCTTCGAGCTCAGGTCTTCCCGTAGAAGCAGACTTTGCAGCTTATGAATTGCTTCATCTTCTGATGAAATTTCATCTACACTTGACTCTTCGGTGCCGGCTTCTTCAAAGTCGCCGACCTGATGCGCTAAAGCGGTGTGGTCGACAGATATGTCCTCATCGTCAACTGGTTCGAGTTCTGAAATTGTTTTTCCAGCTTCAAGATGATCCGTTATATCTTTACTTACCGGAGGAACCCAGACCTGAGCTTCGCACCCGGCCGCACGGAGTCTTCGACAAACATCCACCGCATGCTGAATCCCGACGTCGTCATTGTCGGAAATTATTTCAATTGTTTTAGCCCCCTGCAACATCTCCGTGTGGATATCTAGCCAACTGCCTGCACCGTTTGGCATTGTTGTTGCGGTTTGCCCAAGACCAATAAGGGTGTTTGCGTCCTTTTCACCCTCAACTACCCATATCGTTTCATCTTTTTCTTTAGCTTTTATAACATTTGGAAGATTGTAGAGAACTTTCCTCACGTCAGATGCGCTGTATACCCAGCCTCCGTTTCCGTCAGGCTTCCTCTGGCGAAAAGTTTTTCTGCCATTCTCATCGACTAATCTAATTTTTTGAAATAACAAATTTCCTAATTCGTCTGTGTAGTCATAAGACTCTACGAATTTAGTTTTTGATTGAGTTTTTGCCTGTTTTTGCTGCGTATTTATACTGACGGGACGATCGTCGCCAAAGCTCCTCACATCGAGAACACTCGGCTTATCACCTTGTGGCATTAGATCAGAAACACGCAACCCAACCGAGGTGCATATCTTTTCAACATCACAGGAAATCCCTCTGTGGCATTTTAGCAATGTCCTACCATCGTCTCCTTGCCCAATGGAGAGGGATGGGTTGTTGTCATCATCGCGGCATGGGCAACAAGCCTGCCATCCCCCAGAAGTTTTTCTTACCCCTTGAAGTCTGTTCAGAAAATTTACGGTTTGGGCAGATGGGTGATTATTCATGGTGATCACGCGATCTTGGCATTACGGGAGAGAATGGTTCACGTATAACCAGTAAAATGTTGTGTTTTTTTCGTAAGACTTTACGCTCTGATTCTGTTGTCCCGCCCCAAATCCCGTAACTCTCGTGGTGGAGCGCATAGCTCAAGCATTGTTCCTGCTTGTCGCAATCTGTGCAGATATTTTTTGCTAAAAGTGTTTGTTCTCCAGCACTGCGATATGCAGCAGAAAAATTCCGCACACCATCCCTTTCTGCATGCGGAAACCACATTTTCACATCTTGCCCTGCGCATTTACCGCCAGAAGGAGGAGAGTCAATGCGTTTATAAATACTTGTCAAGACTGCTCCTTGCTTTTTAGTTTCCTTATCCTACCTTGGAGCTACAATTCTTGCGACGTCAGCAGCGGATAAATATATAACGCAATTTTTTACGACCAGTGATCCAGCATCATCCTCTATGGAAAGTCCTATTGCATCGACTGGAACGCTAAACCTGGCAGCCAATGTAGAACGAATTTTTTCCATTCTTATTTCTTCGTCTACGAGATTTGGGCCGTCAGTATATGCGGAAAGAGGAGTTGACTGAGCAGAAGTGAGGCTTCTGATCTCTTCATCACGTACTTCCGTTCGAAGACACCATATGCAGTTTATCTCATCGGTTCTTGCTGTTCTTTTTCTGCTCTCAGTGTGTCCACACTCAAGGGTGTGAAGGTATTGAAAGCCTCCCCAGCTGCCGACTCTGTCAACGCTTACAATTCTGCGACGCGGAGCACGTCTATGCTCTGTCGTCATTTTTGACTTTACTTTTTATTTGATTTATTTAAACCGATTGCAGAAAAAATTCTACGTACCCAGCTCTTTTTTGAAATTTCAGCAAGCCCTTGATTTATGATCTTTGGTGCTTCATTTTCTATCTCGTTGATGATTGCATCAACGGCATGCTCTATGCTTTCTGTTGTTTTTTTGACCAGCTCGTCAGATACAGCATCTGAAATCGACTTTAAATTCTGGTCCACAGTTTTAGTTTTTTTAGCACCGCTTGCCTTTGCGGCAGATGGCTGCTTAGCAGCAGAGGCGGCTTTTTTCTGCGCAGCTACTTTGGGGGCTGCAGCTTTTTTGGGACTGGTTTTTTTTGTTGGTTTTTTATTTTCTGACATGACAAAACAATAGCCCATCATCCGCCAATCAGGCAACATGTTATTTATTTTATCTATTTACTTAAATTCTTAAAATTAATGTTTAGTATTTTCCCATGGAGGAATATGTCACCGATTTTGCCAAGATGGCGCTGGCCCTTACCTCAACGCAGCTGGCCAAGGAAACGGCGGTCAAAGAGCATGGTATTGGCGAGGAAATTAATGTTCATTTTATGGGCTGGAATGAAGAAGATCTTGTCGTCATTGCGCAAATGAACGATGCTGTTGCAAAAACAGGGCCAGACGAGCGTTTTGAAAGATCTAAGATACTCTGCGAATTGCTCCGTAAAAATTGGGGAGTAGAATCACTAACCATGGTTAGCGAAGGCTACTGTTCCTTAGATTCTTCTAAAACAGAAAACTGTAATCTTGCTACAGCATTTGCAAGTTCATCTTTGCCGGTATTTGAGTGCATAACAGTAACTCATGTAACTATTGACATTTATGGCACGGCTTCTCCGGTGTCAATGGTGGCCGCTCCCTACGTAGTCAAAATTGGTCGAAATGTTGAATGGCTCGAGGTCCTTGCCTACCCAGAAGTAACTTCAAAGAATTTAAAACAATACAAATACCCACTAATGCTAACTAGGGCAATAATGGAGAATCCGGCGGAAGATTCATACCCGGAGACAATGAACCAGGCCAGGGCGAACGCCGAAGAATTAGGTTTTATTCTGCAAGAGTTATTTTAAGTATAATTTATTATGGCAGCTTTTTATGATAGTCCAGGTTTTGATAGGGATGAAGAATACAAAACAATTGACGGCGTTACGATCTTTCCGGCCAGCAGGAAATCATGCCCTGTGTGTGGTCACGAGACAGGAGATTGCTCGCCCGA